TTCCGCACGATCGCCGCGGGCAGATGCTCGCCGGGCGCGGCTATGATCTGCCCGACGCGGAGGCGGCGCGGCTGATCAGGCTCGGCCTCGTCCGCGCCGCGTCGCCGGACGAGTACGAGACCAAGGTTGTGACGCAGGCGCCGGCCGCGCCAGCAATCCCTTCGCGGGCCGCTGGCGAGGCGCAACTGTCGTCTGCATCGCCAGTGGCCCAAGCCTCACCGCAGACGACTGCGACGCCGTCCGCCGGTGGCGCGAAGCCGCGCAAGAAGGACGCCGCGTGATCGCGGCCAACACCTCATTCCGGCTCGCGCCGTGGGCGGACTCTCTCTTCGCGATGGACGGCGCGTGGTGGAAGATTCACGCGGCCGAGGTGCGGCGCGACTTCCGCGGAGAGTGCCTGGGCTACGGCGGCGACTGTGTCCCGCACGGCGCGCGATCGATGCGATCGGTCCGCAGGGACTGGTCGGCATTCGGCAACAGTGGTGCGGGTGCGATCGCGGTGGCGGCCCTGTCCGGCGCGACCCGGGTGCTGCTGCTGGGCTATGACTGCCGACACGCCGCGGACGGCCGCCGGCACTGGCACGGCGACCACCCGCCGGGCACGGCCGGCAACGCTGCGCCCCAGACGGTGGCGAAGTGGCCGGCACAGTTCCGAAAGCTGCGGGAAGCGTTCCCGCGGCTGGAAATCATCAATTGCACGCGCGAGACGGCGCTCGACGCCTTCCCGCGCGCCAAGCTGGAGGACTGCATCGCATGAGCGTGATCCCGCTCTCGACGATCAAGGCGCGGCTGCGCGTGATCCACGACGCCGACGACGCCACGCTGCAGACCGCGCTCGATGGCGCCGAGGATGAGGCGCTGCGGTTCATGAATCGCGAGCGGCTGCCGACGCTGCCCCTCGAATATCCGCCGGTCTACGATTCGAGCAGCAGCGAAGTGAGCGAGGAAACGCCGAGCAGCGAGGACCCCGTTGCGCCGGCCGTGGTCGAGGGTGTGATCCTGCTCGTCAAAGCGAGCTACGAAGCCATGACGCCCGCCGACATGAGCGGATATCGGCGCGCGGCCGAGATCAAGCTCATGCCGTACCGCGCGCGACTGGGGGTCTGACGTGACCGACCTGTCCGCACGCCTCCGGCACCGCGTCGAGTTCCAGGCGCAGACCACGGTCCGCGACAGCGAAGGCCGGGCGGTGACGACCTGGGAGACGGCCGCGCTGGACTCCGGGGCGCCGCTCGATTCGGTGCCGGCCGAAGTGCTGACCGGGCCGGGGCGCGAATTCTTGGAGTCCGGTCAGAAACAGGCGACGACCGCGGCGCGCATCGTGGTCCGATGGTTCCCGGGGCTTTCGCCGTCGTGGCGGATCTTGTGGAACGGGCGAATCTACGGCATCGAGACCGCGGAAACCGATATCACCGGCCGCCGCGAGTGGCGTATCCGCTGCGCCGAGGGGGTGAGCGATGGTCAGTGACCGCAAGCCGCTGCCGCCGACCAGCGTCCGCGGCCGGGTTCGCGGCTGGATCGATCGCCACGCCGGCCGCCTCGGCGACGTCGTTCTCGAAGTCGGCAGCCGTCAGCACGTGCCGGGGGCGTGGTGGCTGAGCAATCGCGACCTTGCCCGCGGCGACTGGCTTGGCATCGACATGCAGCCCGGCCCGGGCGTCGACGAGGTCGCCGACATTCACGCGCTGCCGGCCGAATGGTCCGGCCGGTTCTCGAGCGTGCTGTGCTCCGAAGTCCTGGAGCACGTCCGCCGGCCGTGGGTGGCGCTGCCCGAGCTGCGCCGCGTCCTGCGTCCCGGCGGCACGCTGATCGTCACGACGTTGACCGCGTTCCCGATCCACGGGTTTCCTGATGACTTCTACCGGTTCACCGAGTCCGGCTTGCGCGCGCTGCTGGAGGACGCCGGGCTCGTCGGCATCGAGACGGCTGCCGCCGGCGAGGTCCCCGTCGAACTGAACGATCACGGCGAGCCCGGCCGCGTCCGACGCTTGATCCCGATGCACGTTTTCGCGGCTGCCGAGGCGCCCACATGCTGACCTTGCTCACCGCCACCGGCGCCCGCCCCGAAGCATGGGCGCGCTGTGAACGCCTGATGACGCGCCAGACCTACGCCGGCCCCGTGCGCTGGGTCATCGTCGACGACGGCCCCGAGCCGCAGCCGGTGACGTTCCAGCGCGACGGCTGGGCGCTGGAGATCGTCCGGCCGACGCCGCACTGGCAACCGGACCAGAACACCCAGGCGCGCAACCTACGCGCAGGGCTGGCCCGGATCGGCGCCGGCGAGCGGGTCGCCATCATCGAGGACGACGACCATTACGCCGCCGACTGGCTGGCGACGGTCGCCGCGGAGCTGGATCGCGCGGAGCTGGTCGGCGAGCCGCGGGCCCGCTACTACAACATCCCGCGGCGCGTCGGCCGCCAGCTTTCGAACGCGCACCACGCCAGCTTGTGTGCGACCGCGATGCGCGGTCGGGCGCTGGCCCTGTTTCGCGGGGTCTGCCAGACCGGCCAGACCTTTCTCGACATCGAGCTATGGCGCCGAGCGCCAGACAAGCGCCTGTTCCCGGGCCATCGCGTCGTCGGCCTGAAAGGCCTGCCCGGGCGCGGCGGTATCGGCATGGGGCACGCCGAGGGATTCAGCGGCACCGCCGACCCGACCGGCGCGCTGCTGCGCGAATGGGTCGGCGACGACGCGGAGGAGTTGCTATGCAGTTCGAGCTGAAAACCGACACGCGCGCGCTGCTCGCGGTGCTGAACAAGCTGCCTGCCGAGGTCGTCAGCAAGCGCGGCGGCCCGGTAAAGCTGGCGCTCGCGAAGGGCGCGAGGCTGCTGCGCAACCGGGCCAAGCAGAACCTGCGCGCCGCGATCGCGCAGAACGGCGAGCGTTCTACTGGGTCTCTCGAAAAGCGGATCGTCGCGACGCGCGGCAAAGCCCCGTTCGGTGGCCGCGGAGAGCGATATCTCGTCCGGGTCAAGAAGCGCGACTACATCAACGCGCTCGGCATCCGCACGAATCCGCTCATGACCGCGAACCTGCTGGAGTACGGCAGCGTCCACCAGCCCGCGACGCCGTGGCTGCGGCCGGCTCTTGCCGAGGTCGGCGAGCAGGTGATCGACGTGGCCACCGTCGAACTCATCAAGCAGACCGACAAGGTCGTCGCGAAACTGGCAGCGGGTGCGCGCTGATGTTCCCGCCGGTCTACCAAACACTGCGGACCTCGGAGGTCGAGGCGATCGTCGACGACCGCATCGGCCGGCACGGCGAGGTCGCGCAGACTGAGGCGCGACCCTATGTCGTATGGCAGGTCGTCGCCGGCGTCGCGCACGACAACCTGAGCAATGCGCCAGGCTCGGACTTCACCACGACGCAGATCGATTGCTACGCCGCCGACCAGGCGACTGTCGAGGCACTGGCCGTCGCCGTTCGCGCCGCGCTTGATTCTGAGCTGATCGTCAGCCGCATCATCCTGACCAACCGCGATACGGAAACCCGACTGTACCGTGTCGGGCTCGAAGCCGATTTCATCACCCGGCGATGATCGCCGCCACCGCAACGCATCACAGAGGATTACAAGCATGACCACCGGCACCGTCAAAACCCAAGGAACCGAGCTTTTCACCGTCGACGCACTTTCGTCCAGCGTTGCGGGGGTGCTCAAGATGGCCTGCCCCACGGGAATCACCGGACTGGGCGGCGCCGCCGACCAGATCGAAACCACGTGCCTGGATACGACCGTCGACCGCGAGTACGCCCGCGGACTCGGAAATCCAGGGCAGGTGTCCGTTCCGTTCAACTTCATTCCCACGAATTCCTCGCATCAATTCCTGATCGATTTGCGCGACGCCGGCGATATCGTCGAGTGGATGGTCTGCCTTAGCGAGGGAACCGCAGACCCGACGCTCGATAGCTCCGATTCGCTGGTCGCCCCCGACGGCCGCACGTCCGCGAAGTTCAATGCCTACATCGCGGATCTGAATTTCGACATCGCGACCAATGAGATCGTGCGCGGCACGATGACGCTGCAGAGGTCCGGCGCCGTAAACTGGGCCTTCAACGCACCCGCTCCGTAACCGAAAGAGGCCACATGACAAAGCTCAATCCCGCGCTGTTCATCAGCGCAACACCGATCCCGCAACAGGTCACGATGCCGGACGGCAGTGTCGAAACCCTGCACTTCCGCCAGCTCTCCGCGCAGGACCTCGCAAAGTTACAAGAGGAGCGCAAGAGCCCCAACGCGGACCTGCGGACGCAGGCGCAACAGCGCCTCATCGCTCGCTGCCTGTGCGACGAGTCCGGCGGCACCGTGCTCACTTTCGAGCAAGCCCGAAACCTCACCGCGGCCGGCGTCGCCGCACTCCTGCCGGCGGTGCTGGAGGTCAACCGCGCGCCGGGAAAAGCGAATACGCCCGCCGCGGAGAGCACTGGTTCCGCTGCATCCTAGGCCTTGCCCTCGGAAAATCGCTTGCCGAGATCGACCGCCTGAGCGCGGCCGAGCTCGATGCATGGCGATCGTTCTACGTGCTGTATCCGTTCGACGACTTCCATCGCTTTCACCGTCCTGCAGCACTGATCGCGAGCCGTTCCGCCAGCGACCAGACGCGCGCGTTTGAGGTGTACGTCGAAGCTCTCGCGCCGAAACCTGTACCGCCTGAATTCGCCCACCTTTCCGAAGCGGACCGCCGAACAATGGCCGCATTCGGACATCCCGACTTTCGATGAGGCCCCGACAGTGACGCATCCAGACAAAGAAACCACCTTTTTCCTAATGCAAAATTGCAGGCTTCATCTTTCGGAGATTTTCCGCATGAGCGCGGCCGAGCTCGATGCATGGAAAAGATTTGCGGCCGCCTGCAGGGCACTGCAATAAAGCAAGCGAGGATCTGAAAGATGGCAACCGCTGGTAGCATCGTCATTGATCTGCTGATGCGGACGGGCGCGTTTGAGACGGATGTCAAGCGCGCAGAGAAGAGGCTCGAAGAAATGAAGCGCCAGGCCGTGGAAACCGGCAAGGCGA